TTCAAGAGGTTAATACTCCTACAGATAAATTAGACTTCGCTGGTAATACTACAGCCGACCTTGGAGAGAATACTAATTTATATTTTACAAACACTAGGGCTAGAGGAGCTGTTTCGGTAACTGACTCCGGAGGGCTTGGAAGTCTTACATACAATAGTTCAACTGGGGTAATAACTTATACAGGTCCATCTAACTCAGATGTAAGAGGAACATTAAGTGTAGCCTCTGGAGAGGGATTAACTTACGATGCATCCACAGGTGAGTTTGGAACCAGTGCAATACCTAACTCTCAATTAGCTAACTCTTCATTAACAGTAGGAAGCACAAGTGTTGCACTAGGAGCAACAGCTTCAACTATCGCAGGTTTAACATCATTAGCATCTACCACATTAATTTCTGGAGTTGCTGATGCAGCTAATTCTATATCAATAGCGAGTGGAAATATTACATTTGAAGGATCAAGTGCTGATGGTAATGAAACTATATTGACAGCTGCAAATGCCACAGGATCAGATAAGACTCTTACATTACCAAATGAAACAGGAACAATATTAACAACTGCGTCATCAATTGCTAACAGTAATCTAGCTAATTCAGCTGTAACAATTGGAAGTACAAGTGTTTCTCTAGGTGCTACAACTCAAACTTTTATCGGAATAAACTCTTTAGCATCTGGAACTTTGATAGCAGGAGTGGAAGATGCAGCTAATGCTATAGAAATTGGTGGTGGAAATATTATATTTGAAGGGTCTACAGCTGATGGCAATGAGATAATACTTACAGCAGCCGATGCCTCCGGTTCAGATAAAACAATAACTTTACCTAATGCGACAGGAACTGTTGCGTTGTTAAACACACTAAGTGTTGCTTCTGGATCAGGATTGACTTATAACTCAGGTACAGGAGAATTTTCAACCAATGCTATCCCTAACTCCAAACTTGCTAACAGTTCTGTTACTGTTGGTAGCACTGCTATTGCCCTGGGCGGTAGTAGCACGACACTTACTGGCTTAAGTTCTGTAACTTCCACTGCAGTAGTAACTAATGACAGTGGGTTCAGAATTAGAAATAATTCAGATAATACAAAAATTGGGGCTTTTAGTTCTGCTTCTATTACAGGTGGACAGACAAGAACATTAACATTTCCTGATGCGGATGGAACTATAGCAACTCAGTCATATGTTAACTCTCAGATTAGTGCTGAAGATTTAGATGTTGAAACTGACTCTGGTAATTTTGATGTTGATTTAAATTCAGAAGCATTAACAATTGCAGGTGGAACAGGTATTGATTCAAGTGGATCAGGAACTACAGCTACTATTGCCATAGATTCGACAGTTGCAACTCTTACTGGATCTCAGACATTAACAAATAAAACTATTGTTTTAGGAAACAATACAGTTTCTGGAGCATTAGCTAATGGTATAACAGCGACGACTCAATCTGCTAGTGATAACTCAACTAAAGTAGCAACAACCGCTTATGTAGATAATCAGGTGACTGCAGGTGCAACTAATGAATTTGCAGATAATGTTTTCAGAGTAAAAGATAATTCAGATGCTTCTAAAAAATTAGCGTTTGAATGTTCAGGAATTTCGGGTAGTACAACTCGAACTATGACTGTTCCAAATACAGATGGAACAATCAGCACAGAAAGTTTTGCTACTGCAATAGCAGTGGCTTTAGGATAGTATTATGGCAACCCAAGTACAATTTAGAAGAGGAACAACCGGTCAGCATTCTGCTTTCACAGGAGCAGTCGGTGAAGTAACTGTAGATACTGAGAAACGGACAGTCTGTATTCATGATGCAACACAGGCTGGGGGCTTTCCATTATTAAAAGAAGATGCAAGTAATTCGAATCTTGCACTGGGTTCACTGTCCAGCTGTGCTCTTAAATTTGCAGGAGATCCAGATACAGGAATAATGAGCCCTGGTTCTAATCAGGTAACACTTGTAACTGGTGGATTTGCAAGGCTTACAATAGATTCATCTGGTGCGATTACAATTCCAAATAATGGTAATGTTTCTATCTCAGGAGACTTAACTGTTACTGGAAGCATAGATAGTGGTAACCAACTCGCTCTCATACTTGCTTTAGGATAATATGGCAAATACCTTCAAAATTGATACAAAATCTTCAGTCAGTAACGCTGGAACTAGTGATGCAGGAACTAATGTTGTTACTGCAGGAGGTTCAGCAACATTAGTATTATTAAGCTGTTTGATTTCTAATAAAACTGGTACTAGTGCTAACGTAGATGTTTTCTTAGTTACTAACACAGGAGATGATGTTTTTTTAATTAAGAATGCTCCAGTGCCTGCAGGATCTTCTTTAGAAATAATAGCTGGATCAAAAATAATAATGGAATCGGGTGATATTCTCAGAATAAATGCAGGAACGGCAAGTGCATTAGATGCCTCAATAAGTTATCTAGAACAGACATAAAATGGCTTTAACAAGTAATAGTGATCTCATAAATTTATTAACTAATTTTGAGATCCTTAAAGCTGAAGTTGCTTCTTTGGATGAAAAGATAAATGAATATAAAGTATTAGAGCTAGAAGATAGTAGTTGGGAAAATGTAAGAAAGAAAAGAGATTATTTATTAAAGTCAACTGATTGGACTATGACTCCAGGTTCAACAGTAGATCAAGCTCAATGGTCAGCATATAGACAAAACCTTAGAGATCTTCCTCAAACTTACAAAGGTAAGACAGCCGATAGTGTTGTATGGCCAGTACAGCCCTCCACTGATGGACCTAACAGTTAAGAGTTCTAAAGATTACTGACCTTAAAATAAGAGGAGAAAAAGAATATCGTAGTTAATTATCTATGGCATATATAGGAAATGACTTAAGAAGTAATGAAGATTACAAGATCATAGATGATATATCTAGTGGTTTTAATGGTAGTGCCACTTCATTTGCCTTACAAGTCGGAGGAGCAACACCTGTTCCTTTTCCAAAATTTGAACAGCAGTTATTAATATCAGTAAACGGAGTCATCCAGGAACCAGATCCTACAGGTTCTGCTGGATTTAAATTAACAGGAACAAATATTGTATTTAGTTCTGCTCCTACGGGTGGACATGCATTCTTCGGTGTAATCTATGCAGGTGCAGATTATGTAAATGCCGGAGGAACTTTTCCTGATGGATCAATTAATTTTCCATCCATTACGTTCAGTGCGGACACCGACACAGGATTTACACGAACAGGTTCTGGAACTGTAGCACTTATATCTGATGGTACAA